CTCCTCATACTTACTACACAGCAGAGAGTGATTTAAGGGATGCAATCGCACACCCGATGAACTTCACAATGACTGACACATTCTATTGTAAGATTGTGAAACCCAGAGCAACGATTGCATCCGGTCGTTATGATGATGGTCTGAAGAGATTCCATGACTTAGACGATGTAATTCAGTTTGCTAAGGTAATGGCACAGAACATTGAGTTTGTATCAGATAAGGAAGCAAAGGAGATAACGAAACAACTTAATTCCTGCATTCGTGAGAATCGTCCCGTGATTGCATCTGACTTTATAAATGAGGAACTCATCAGTTTCTGGTTATTAGTCAAGTCGATTAAAGAGGATGCAATATATCTCTGTCGGAATAATGGTCCTAAGGCATACATCGGACAGACCCCAATCGGTGGTGAGGGTTATGTCTACTCCAATGAGTTCGGTACAATTAAACTGGTTAATCGTGAGCAGTTCAGTTGTGCTAACTTCAACAACTCTAAGTTCACTAAGGTCTGAAGAATAGCATTCGTTCGTGATACAGCAGTGGGGGGGTATATGCCCCCTTATGTTGTATGCCCCCGTATATAAAAACCCCCCACTACTTTAAGCTATAAACGACCCAAAGACCGTTAGTGATAACACGAAGATAAAAAAAAGTTTTCATATATAAAAACAAGGCACAAGGTTTAAAGATATGCAAAAAAATCCGCAGGAAAATTTTACGACTATAGAGATCGACCCAGTAAGTGGAGAACATTATGTAACGATACCCGAATGGGTATGTGATGAAAAGGGGTGGTATGAAGGAACGGAAGTAAATATCGAGGTAGAGAATGATTGTATTGTAATCCGAAGTATTGACTGAATATAGATAGAGTGTTATGATAGTGAAGTAGTTCATTTAAAGTTATGGCTAAAGGATTTACAGTAAAAGCAAAGACACCCAAAGCAACTGAGAGTACTCCTGAATGGGATTATGATAAAGCAAAGGAAATGGTAAGAGGCAAGTCTATTGTCTTTTGTTTACCAGGACGTGGTGTAAGTTACAATTTTTTCAAGAATGGACTTCAGTTAGCCTTTGATTTGGTGCAAGCAGGAGCTAGCATCCAGATTTCTCAGGATTATTCATCAATGGTAAACTTTGCAAGATGCAAATGTTTAGGTGCGAATGTACTGAGAGGACCGGATCAAATTCCATGGGACGGTAAGTTACAGTATGATTATCAATTATGGATTGATAGTGATATTGTTTTTAATTCTGAAAAGTTTTGGCAATTGATTCTAATGGATCAAGATATTGCAAGTGGATGGTATTGCACAGAAGACGGTCGGACCACAAGTGTTGCACATTGGTTAGAAGAGGATGACTTCCGTAAAAGTGGTGGAGTCATGAATCATGAAAATCTTGAGAGTATTGCAAAACGCAAGAAACCGTTCACTGTAGACTATACAGGTTTCGGATGGGTATTGATTAAGAATGGAGTCTTTGAGCACAAAGAGATGAAGTATCCATGGTTTGCGCCTAAGATGCAAGTCTTTGAGAGTGGAGAAGTACAGGATATGTGTGGAGAGGATGTATCATTCTGTCTCGATGCTATCGAAGCAGGATTTGAGATATGGTGTGATCCACGGATTCGTGTTGGACATGAGAAGACAAGAGTCATCTGATGGTGCTGACAGAATATACAATTCTCCATAAAGGGAAAGTTCTGTATAAGAACTTGACGGAGGAGGAGTATTTTGATAAGATGGAGGACCTTTCGGTAGAGTATTATCAGAAAGGTTTTCCAAGACCACAAGATTTAGAAACAAAGATTATTAGAGTTTAAGGAGTTATTATGGCAGTGCGTTCAAAGGTTGGATTGAGTGGTGATGGTTTTGTAGAGGCAAAACCGAAAAAAACTCGTCAGGGAAGTGGTAAGCACACAAAGTATGCCGCGACTTCTCGTAATGGGAAGAAAAAGATGTATCGTGGACAAGGACGGGGTTAATATATAATTGTAGTTTTATTGACACCATATGGCATGTTTGATTGCAAATCTTCCATCACAAGAAGTATGGGTTCGTAAAGAGTATCTAACGGATCATCAAAGTGGACATGGTGAATTTGTAAAGGGCGTTTGGGTATCGGTCAAATCGATTCCTGGACGTGCTTTTTATTTTGAGACCTATCTACCAGAATATGCGGCAATGTATGATAAATTGCCTATCAGTGCCTTTGTGGCAGACCCTGAGACCCCGACTCCAGACATGAACCTACCAAACCTTCAGTTTTGGAATTGCATGGACTATGGGGTTGTTTCGGTGGATAAGAAATTCATAGGATCAATGGACTTTGAATGTTATACAAGAGACTTTGGTAATGTAAAAGGTACTTATGTCTGTACTATTGACAACTATCATCATGATCCAGACTATGTTGATTATGCCACCAGTGAAAATCCTGCCGAACATAAGTCTCATAACCTGATTGAACTTGAGAATGGACAGTATGCACTGTATCCAAACAACAGATTACGTATTTTTGACAATAGTTTGACACCTGTCGAACCCAAAATACCTGATTTTAAGGTTTCGACACAATATTATCAAGTTGAAAATGGTTTTGAACGACTTGGAATGGGACGTGAGGATGAATATTTCTGGAAAACTGCACAAGAACGTGAAAACTCACCCAAAGATGGTGAAAAATAAATAAAAATAGGGATAGTAACCCCTTAAAAAGTTCTGATTTTACTAATCAGGAGCAACAATGGGCAATTCACCAGTTGATAGAAGTACAAATTACATGAAAGAAGTGTGGGGAACAACAAGTTTAGTTACGGATTACTGGTCATTACCTAAAAAAACGAATGATCCAGAAGAAAGAGTGCTTCAGGAGATTATGCACGATGAATTGAAGAAAAGACAGAAGATTCTTCACGAATGAAGGTATAAATAAGTTAAGAAAACTCTTTAACAATGGCAATTCAGAGGATATCACGGTCATTTAAGGACATTAGTTTGTCTTTTGAGCCTCATCCTGTGACAAAAGACCTTCCGATTCTAAAAAATGAGAACGCAATTCGTCGTTCCGTAAGAAATATAGTAGAAACTATCCCAACAGAGAGATTTTTTAATTCTTTGTTGGGATCTGATGTAAGAAGAAGTTTATTTGAATTCGTTGATTTTGGTACTGCATCAGTTATTCAGGATCAAATTGAAATTGCCATTAATAATTTCGAAGAAAGAGTCGAAAATTTGATCGTTCAGGTAGATCCAATAGCAGACGAAAACACATTTAACGTAACAGTTATATTTGATATTATTGGTCAAGAGTTTCCGACACAAGAATATTCATTCCTCCTAGAGGCAACCAGATAAAATGCCTTTTACAAAATATACAAATTTAGATTTTGATCAGATAAAAACTTCTATCAAAGATTATCTCCGTGCTAACTCTACATTCACGGACTTTGACTTTGAAGGATCAAACTTTTCGGTTTTAATTGATACGTTAGCATATAATACTTACATTACTGCATTCAATTCGAATATGGTTGTGAATGAATCCTTTCTGGATTCGGCAACTCTTCGAGAGAATGTAGTTTCTCTGGCAAGTAACATTGGATATGTACCTCGTTCTAGAGTCTCATCAACAGCACAGATATCCTTTAATGTAACAACTAGCACAGATACTCCTACATTGACCCTGAAGGCGGGTATAGTGTGTGTAGGGAGTACTAATGACACTACGTATACCTTTGCCATTCCAGAGGACGTTACAGCAAACGTTGTGGATGGTATAGCATCTTTTAATAACCTCATTGTTTACCAAGGAATATTCTTAACCAAACAATTTCAGTATGATGGTTCTTTGGATCAAAGATTTGTTTTAAATAATTCTTTTATTGATACATCAACACTTAAAGTTTATATCGGAAAATCGACAGATGATAAAGGTATTGAATATTTCCTTTCGGAAAATATTTTTGATGTAGATAAAAACTCTAGAATTTACTTCATTAATGAAATACAGGATGAAAAATATGAATTGAGATTTGGTGATGGTCTTATTGGTAAAAAATTAGGAGATGCTGTTGGTTCTGATGGGACTATAATTACTGCCAACTATATTATTACAGATGGAAGAGATGGAAATGGGGCTTCTAGTTTCTCATTTTCTGGAACATTAATGAATGCTACTGGTACGATTATCGAACCAGGGACTGTTACGATTACAACTAATCAATCATCAATCAATGGTGGTGATATTGAACCTATCGATTCAATTAAATATTATGCACCAAGACTATATTCTTCTCAGTATAGAGCAGTTACAACAAGAGACTATGAAGCAATCATAAAAAGAATATATCCAGATACTGAATCAGTATCTGTAGTCGGTGGAGAAGAAATGGATCCTCCTCAGTTTGGTACAGTTCAAATTAGTATTAAACCAAAAAACGGAAGTTTTGTTTCGGAT